CAAAGAGTGGTACGAGACGAAACAGACCTCAGAGCAAATTGCTGAAATTGCCCTCTCGTTTAGAGCACAAAAAGCCTATCCGGATCCAGCAGAACCAGACCGAATTAAAATCCTCAGAGAAAAAGGAATCAATGTTAGGCAAGTCTCGAAAGACATCGTAGCAGGAGTAGATCACGTTAGAGAGCTGTTTAAACAGAACAGAATACATATACACCCAAATTGTAAGATGTTAATTCAAGAACTGGAAACCTATCATTATCCTGACAATAAAGTGGGATTAAATGCTAAGGAATTACCAGTAAAAGAAGGAGATCATTTAATGGATGCTTTAAGGTATGCACTCTACACTAATAAACCTATAATAGTTGAGGAAGATAACACCGAGACTTATTACGAGGATTTTTAATTAAAAAAACATGATGAAACAGAAAAAAGTTGGTAAAGTGCTTGAAGATAAGGGGAAGAAAATAGCTGACGTTCTATTTTCAGAATTAAAGAATTATCAGCAAACAAATAAAACACAAAGGAGTGAAATTAATGACATCTATAATGCTTATATCGGCAAAATGGATGATGTTAAGAAAGTTCCTTATTTTGAACCAATTTCAATACCTAAACTAAGGACCGAAGTATCTTATATCGTTCCTTTTATTTTTTCAGGAAATCCTGAGTTAGAAGTACAGGGAATTGGAGTAGAAGATAAACCTATTGCTTCTATATTAGAGAAGATAGTTAACTTCAGACTTCAAACAATTCCTAAAGCCTATGAGACATTAGAAAGTTGGGTTAAGCAATCAACTACTTTCGGGACTTCTATTATGAGAGTTAATTGGCGTTTTGAAACAGAGACTAGAAAAGAACAAGATGAAACAGGAGAAGAGGTAGAATACGAGGTTCCTACTATAGATGAACCAGAACTATGTGTTCCTAATGTTTTAGATGTTTATTATAATCCTGTTTTAGCAGATATTTATAATCAAAATTCGATTATTTTCAGATCTGTATTGCCAATAAAAGATATTAAAGATAATGAGATATATGATTTTGAAGGACCTCAAGGTTTGAATAGAGAGTTAATTCAAACTAAAGATCAAGCGGGTTCTGATAAAGAGAATTCTTCTGTTATGTTAGATGATGAAGGAATGGATGTTAAAGCAACCTCTGAAGGAACGGTTGAGGTATACGAGAGAGTAACATCAGAAGGAATTCAAACAGTTGTCGATGGAGCTAAGAGATTAACTATTAGAGATAGAAAGACTAATTATGACTTCATTAATTGTGTTAAATTGATCCATGAGCCTAACTGTATTCCTAACCGCTTTGATGGTTTCGGTGTTGGTCAGAATACTCTAGGACTTGCTAAAGCATATCATTCTATCGTAAATCAAACTAAACAGAATGTGACTTTAGCTAACAACCCTATGTTCTATGGTAGAAAAGGTGCTAATATAAAGAAGAAAGAGTTAGTTGCTAAGCCAGGTGGATTTATAACAGTAGACGGTGATGGAGCAATTGATAAGGATTTTAAGCAGGTTGTCTTTCAAGATGTTAAAGAAGGGGCATTAAATTTTGCTGCACTTTTAGATAACGAACATAAGAGAGCTTCTGGAGCAAATGATATTTTACAGGGTGCTACTAGTAATGAGACCTTAGGTCAAGATGAACTAGCAAATGCAAACTCTTCTAATCGTTTTGAATTGATTCAACGTAGATTTAAAGAAGCTTTAAGCAATGTTGCTAGAATGTTAATTGTTTTAGAATTAAAGAATTTGCAAAGTCCTGAAGCAGATATTCTAAGAATATTCCCGGATGAAATACCTCAAGTAGATCAAGAGACTGGACAAACAATAATGGCTCCAGGTTTTAGAAAACAAATATTTGATGTATTAAAGAGCGGTGCTGAAGATATTAAATACAATATAAAAATAAAAGGTGGAACTACTATTGCTAAAAATAAAGATGTTCAGATAAAACAATTGCTTGACTGGTATGATATTTTCGCAGATGTTTTACCACCTGAACAAAAAATTGAAACAGCCAGAAAGATATTAGAATTGAGAGGTATAGATGAAATTGATAAATTAGTTCCAGGGGTTGCTGAGATGAAGCAAGAAAGAGAAGATCAGCAAATGATTGATGCAGGACCTCAACAAGGAGGTAATTTAACCTCAGGTAATAGAGGTGCTGATAATGGACAAGCTATAGGTCAATCAATTAATCCAAAATAATGACAGAAGAAAAAGATTTAGTAAAAGCAGGTTTAACTGAATTGCAAACAGTTAAAGCAATGATTGAAGATCCTTTATTTCAGAAATATATCAATGATCCAATAAAGAAAAGGTTATCGCTTTTAGGTAAGAGTTATGATTGCAAAGATATGAATGAATTATATTTTATCAAAGGTAAAGCAAAAGGTTTAAACTATCTGTTAAAATTAATGAAAGCAATTCAAACAGATTGCGATAATGCATTACATGATTATGAAGAAATTGAATAATTGAACTCTCAGAAAGTTACTCTACCAATCTGAGTGTTTAAGTATAAAAGTCGAGCATTCACTATAGAAAGGATAATTAGACTATAGTAGTATTAATCTAATAGAAAAATTATGGAAAATATTAACGATGTAGACCCTTTAGAAGCTGCTGACGTTACGGCTGCTCCGGGACAATCTCAAGAAGTTAATACCCAACCACCTGAAACGACTGATACTCCTAGTAACGAAGGAGCCAGTGAAGAAGAAGGTGGAGAAGTATCAAACCCTTGGGATGATGACCCAAAATTTAAAGGCAAAAGTCCTGAAGATATTTATCAAGCATACCAAGAATCACAGAAGGTTATTGGGCAAAACAGTAATAAAGCTGAAGTTGCAAACTTGGTAGAAAAAAAATATGGACTTACTCCTGAACAATTTAAGGCCAAAATAGAGGCTCAAGAAGAACATGATCGTCAAGAAAGATATCAGAATGATCCAACTGCAGAAATGAGTGATAAAGTGCAAAATCTAGAGGATAAGATCACTAGACAAGAACACGAAGTTGCTTATAATGCTGAAGAGAAAGTTCTAGATAAGTTTCTTGCTTCCGATGAAGGTAAAGCTTATGCTCCCTTTAAGGAAAAAATCTTTAAGCTAGGTCTTGGTTCTGAACAAGATAAAAGTTATGAAGATATTGCGAAAGAATGGTTTGGCGAGGCTCGATCCCAAGGGCAAAACGATGCTTATAACAAGATTGAGACAAAGAAAATGACACAGGCTACTGGCGTAAGTAATAAAGCTCCGGCTGGAAAGCCTACGCTTGAACAGTTAAAAGGAATGTCTTCTGCAGAGCAGGCACAAATTTTATCTTAAGCTTGTAAAAATGTTATGGGCGATGTATTAACCCAAATATCCACAATGTCCCCAGAAATGCAAATTCATTATGATACTGTATTTTTGGAAACTGCGGATTTAGTAAGGAAATATGACATGCTTGCTATTAGCAAAACTATGCCTAAAAACGGCGGACAGAGCATTCGATTTACTCGAACAGTTCACTTCTCCGTTGTAACAGCTGCTTTAACTGAAGGAACTAACCCAACTGCTGTTGGATTTAGTTCAGAGAATGTTTCAGCTACTGTTGCAGAGTATGGTTACGGAACAAAAATTTCATCTCTATTCGAATTGACGACTATTGATACTGGTTTGAAAAACAAGACAAAAGAACTTGGATATCACGCTGGTCTATCTTTAGACACAATTCTACGAGATGTTATGGTAGCAGGTGCTACTGCACAATATGCAGGATCAAAATCAAACATCACAGATGTCAACTCAACAGATACTTTATCTGTTACAGAATTGAGAAAAGTTGCCAAGACTCTTTTCGAAAATGCTGCTCCTACTTGGGAGAATGGTATGTACCGAGGGATCCTATCTCCTACAGGACAATACCAATTGCAAGGTGACGCTACCGTTGGAAACTGGGTAAATGTAAATATTTACAACGACGGAAAAAATGCAGAACTTGTTAAAAAAGGTGTTTTAGGAAGGCTTATGGGAATTGACTTAATTCCAACCAATAACGCTTATTCCGCAGCTACTGTTGGTGCTGGTGCTTCAACCACTGGTTACCATGAATTAGTTGCTGGTAAAGGTGCTGTTGCAGAGATTGATATTTCAGGTCAAGGTGGAGATTATATCATCCACAAGAAATCTGGAAGTGGTGATACATCTAATCCTCTTAATATGTATTCTACGTTAGCATGGAAGGTAGACTCCTATGTTGCTAGTATACTAAACGATGATTGGATAGTTGATATAATCCATCAATAGGATTGTTTCAAGCGGTAACCTCAAGAAGCCGCTTGAGATTGAGGAAACAATCTATAATAAATTAACTCTATTAAAATGAAGGAAAAAATTGGAAACATTACCCCTTTAGGCAGCAGAACAGTTTTAAAGGTAGAAAAAATTACGAAGAAAGATAAAGAAGGAAACGAATATACTGATCTTTCTCGTCAAGCTTTAGTTTTAGCCACAGATAACTCTGATTTAGGAGTTAAAAAAGGCGATATTGTTTACTATAACCCTAGAGGTTGTATTAACATCGAAGCTAAAGAGACTAAAAAAGATATGGTTTTAATCGTTGATAACTGCGACTTATATGGAAAACTCTAAAAGATTTGAAGAAGTAATTAAGAAATACGGCTTTAAAATTCAAAAAATTGCCTTTAGACCTGAAATTAGATCAGTTCAATTCCAGAATAAGCATTTAATGACAATTCCCAAAATAATGTATAATCATCCGATACCTGGTTACAAGGATATGGCTGGTTTAGTACACCCTGACTATTATGATTGCGAAACTAAAGCTTTAGCTTGGAATATGAATGTTAAAAGAACTGATTTTATGGAAGACGACTGGATATTAGAACGTATTTTTGACAAACAATTAAAAGAAAAAATGGTTTAATTAATAAAAAGACTCTATGAAAATTTTAGCGTGGACTAATGACTGGGCAAGACCTAGTTGTGACGGCAAGTTTGGCGGTATCGGTTGGTATCGTATAATTAACCCTTTAGAAAAAATAGGAGCAGACGTTGAAAGAGGTGAATTCCGTATTGGAAAAGGAGATGATGCTCTGAAGATGAAAGAAAGAGGAGACATCTGGGTTATGAAACAAATGGGAAATGTAGAAGCTATGATTTTAGTCCAAACTAACGCTAAATTTACTGGAGCAAAACTAGTATTAGATCTAGATGATGATCCATTTACTGTTGATAAGAATCATCCTCAATATGATTATCATAAGGAACATGAGGAAATGTCTAGAGTTCAAATAGAACAAGCAGATCACATAATTGTATCGACTGAACCTTTAAAGAAGGTTGTTCAAAAGTACAATAAAAAGGTAACAGTAATCCCAAATGCTATCGATATTAGTATTTGGGATTCTCTGACTAGCGATGTAAGAACAGACGGACGTATTAGACTAGGTTGGATTGGTTCTGCCTCACATTTAGCTG